CGTCTAGAACTCAAACGTTTAGGTCAGGGACGTTACCAACATCCCTGACAAATAGTACTTCCATTTCAGCTGCGTTATGGTTTAAATTTGGTACCGTGATGGGTGATCGAGCAATTTTTCACATCGCCGACCCGCAAGCAAACCGGACGGCTAATGAAATTCTAGAGATACGTGGGAACGTAAATCAGGAATATCGTTTCCAGCTTTGGGATGGAGAATACACATGGCGATTTAACCCACCATTTTTTGATCAGAAATCCTACGATATTCCAACGAAGGAATGGTATCATCTCGCTATGTCTGTAACCGACAGTAGCATTACTGGTAGGAAACTATATTTTAACGGTGTAGAATGCGATTTAGTAGACGGATCGCGTTTAACGGCTACAAGTGCTTCAGAACTAAATCTTCCATCAGATGCAGTTCTAGAATTAGGAAGACGACCTGGTGAAGGTATTGGAAATACTGTACATGACGCCAGTAGCGAATTCGACGGCTCCATCGCCAATTTCCGTCTCTATTCCAAAGCCCTCAATGCTGACCAAATCAAGGAACTCTACGATTACCAAAAAGACTATTTCTTGGGGTCCAAGTCTCAGTTAACACTATACAAGGGCCACTTGGGTGTGGGGGTCACCGAACCCTCGGGGCAACTCGAGTTGGCGGGGGATGAGAGGCTCCAAGAGTATCCTCCGGGTCCTATGGAACGATATGCTTATAAGACTTTGATTCCCGGACATGGTGTGTTTTGTGCGTATGCGAGTGTTGACGCCAGCACTAATTATTATCCCGGAGCTGTATTTGATAAAACGAGTGGCATATTCTATTGGGATCCTTTGTCGACTGGTGGGAGATACTCTAGTACTTCACCGGGTAATTATATACTAAATAATAGATTAGCACCTGAAACAGCTTTGGGTGAGTATTTAGTTTTAAAATTACCGTATAAAATCAAATTGGAATACTTTACTATTCAGAGACAATCTGGCGGGTGGTGGATACCCCAAGAAATAATTTACTACGCGAAATCTGAAGAGGAAGATCTATGGGAACAAATTCATAGTCATGGTGCTATCTTCGGATCATACAGTACCCCCGGACATGCATCTACGGATGGAACTGATGATCCTATACATAGAGAAGTGAAATCAACTAAATTTTATAGATATTTTGCACTTGTGATTACAAAATCCAATGCCCTTGCCACATCTCTTAGAGAATGGCGTCTCTTCGGCACCCCCGGTCCCACGACCCTCGATAAGGGTTCGCTGACTTTAGGACGGTCCCTCGATGTGCCCAGGATTTCGCGGTACGATGTGGATACGGAAACCCCGAGACCCGAGAAGTTGGTGGTGGATTTTGATACCACCGTGAACTCCTCACCTACAGATATCTCGGGGAAGGGGAATCATGGTAAAATGACATCTGGATTTTCGTATTCGGAGGCGGATAAAGCTTTTGAAGGAGATAGTTCTACGGGAGGAAGACGTATAGAAGTTACGGGAGTTCCAACAGCTACTGGTTCCGGTAATTTTACACATACGGTGAGTATGTGGTTCAAATTAAAAACTTTTCCGGCAAGTGGAACGACTAGAGCTCTTTGGGGTATGGTAGGTGAAAATGACGGTACTGATGGTTCACCTAGTAATTATTCTGTTCCACACAGTGTAGTTAATGCATCCGGAAACATTTCATGGGCTATGTGGGGAAATGATCTTTATAATCAGACTGCAATAGTCGCAGATAGGTGGTATCATTGTATTTGGACATACTCAGGTGGAACAACTGGGCGTAAAATGTTTTTGGACGGAGTTGAACAGACCTTCGATACAGCACAAACGGCGGCCTTAAATATGGTAAACTCGACATCGAGACTTGCTATAGGTATTTATCCACATGACTTATACGCGTCGGCTCTTGATGGGTATGTCTCCAACTTCAAACTCTACAACGTCGCCCTCGAACCATCAGAGGTCAAGAAACTCTACAACTTGGGCCGAACCGGACGATCCATGGTCATCAGCGACACAGCCGTCGGTATAGGGAGGGCTCCAGAGGCCCAGTTGGACGTGAGGGGAAACTTGAGGGTCGGTGGACGTGGCATCATCGAAACGTTGGCCCCTCGATATTACAGTAGTATGCAAAGGGGTACTTTCCACAACGTGAGTTCGCATATAATAACAGGTTTTGATCACCAAGCCGAAGGATACGCGACCCCAGCACTTGGATGGGAGGTCCACATTAACTTTAATCACCACCGTACCACGGCAACACACGTAGAAATAGACGGTGGGTATCTGTCGACTGCACCAAGCACACACGTATCTATAACTGAAGTAGCAACTCGTAAATATGACGAAGACACCAGTGCATTTTCTTTTTATACCGATAGATTCTATATAGGTTCTGATATAGCACACGCACACGCGGCAGCGTATGCGGTGATCAGGATCACAAATTCACAAGTTCCGGGGATGCAATCAGCTATCCACGCGGGTAACAGCTCCACTGTTCGATATCACATGTTAGGACATACAATGTATGTAAAACCCGGTATAGGGTCATGTCTCGACGTAGCTATAGGAAAGATTTCCGGAGGTAATGATGCACGTTTACACGGGATACGCGTGGCAACGGGTGCAGACAACATCACCGGTTCGTACACGATATATACGTACCATTAAAATCTAAATAGATATTAATGGATCGCGAACCACTTCGCTCAACACCGGGGGTGTCCCATATCTGGGTAGGATATGACCCAGAAACTCTCGAAATACATGATCGTTTTGAGTATGAAGGTGATTGGTATGATTATCAGGATCACTTAACTTATAAAATTTTACCGAAAACACTGCATAACAAACCATACAAATTAACAAATGATGGCTTTGAATTAGATGAAGAGAAATGGACTGAAATACAACCAAAATTACTTAGACGACTTCGCCAAGAACGAAACAAACGTCTCGTCGAATGTGATTGGGTAGCTATACGTGCTTTCACAACAGACACACCCGTCCCCGAAGAGTGGAAGACATATATGCAAGCCCTTCGTGATCTTCCCGCGAATACAGAGGATCCAGTCAATCCTGTTTGGCCAACTATTCCAACTGCTTAAGCAGTTGACCTTTCCTCCAAAGTGCAACCCACTTTGCAAGAAAATACTCTCGACACATAATAGATATGTCCGCGAACGGTCATCTTAAGTTTCAGGGGACGAATAGGGCAACGTTCGTCGGCGAAACCTCGAATATCATGTTCGACACGACAACGACGAGTCTAGGAATCGGAGTCACGGGAACGGACCATCCCAGTTCCAATTTATACATCACCGGGAACGCCTACATCTCTAACAGCATCTCCGTTGGTGGTGTATTAACCATGGGTACAGTAAACGTGGTCGCGCGCCATGATCTCGAAAGTGTTACTGCCACTGGGAATATAACACCTTTAACTGTTGAATTTCAAAATGCCGATACGTCTCTCGTGACTACGGGGAATGTGGAGGTGGGGAAGGAACTTACCGTCACTGGGAATGCAACGGTCTCTTCTAACCTGACCGTGAGTGGGAATGTGGAGGTGGGTACAGCTAACCTCTTTGTGGATACTGTGAATTCGAGGGTGGGTGTGGGGACAACGAGTCCGGGTGAAAAACTTCAAATTGTGGGAGATTCTATAGCCATGTCGAGTGGTCCCACTAGTGATAATTATGGACAGCTCAGTTTAACTTCTGTGTCTAACTATACCGGTGGAAGCAAACCCACACAATTGAAATTTGGTATAGATCACACAGTTGGATCTTTCGGTAGAGGGTTCATTCAGGGTATCGTTGATAGTATACATGCAGGTATAGATTTATGTTTATGCCCTAAAGGTGGAAACGTGGGCGTGGGGACATCGACCCCGGGTCAAAAGTTAAGTATCTACACGGGTTCTACAAGTACCCCAGCACTATCGTTTGATAGGTACCCGACAGATAACTACCGAACAGATATTTATCAAGATACAAATGGCCCCGACTTTCGAGTGGGATATGGCTCTTACACACCATCCAGAGTATTATATCTTAAACGATATTCAAATGGCAATAAAGGAGTTGAAATAGATGCCAGACTGTTAACATTTAAACAAGGAAATAGACCGGGTGCGTCCACAAACACACATGGTATAAAAATGGAAAACACAGACAATACAAATTACTGGAATTTATTTATCAGTAACAATGATCACTTTAGGTTCGCATATAACGGTGGAGCGAAGGGTTATGTTGACCAAAACGACGGTAACGCACAAATGAATTTCACAGGTCAACACAGAACATTTATTAAGGACACACCTTTCACCGAGGCGGAAAATCTTGAAGGACTCATCGTTTCCGCGGATCAAAATAAGTATATCAAAATGAGTGGAGGTATCGAGACGGGTTCAAATGCTATTACTATGAACGAAACTCTTCCCGTGGTATCATTATCTGTTACCGCCAAAGATAAGAAATGTTTCGGTGTCATCTCGGCATCCGAAGACCCGGAAAGTAGAACAGAGCAATACGGTGTGTTTGGTAGTAATTTCGAAAAAGAAAAAGGTGATACTCGCGTCTACATCAACTCCGTCGGTGAAGGTGCTATATGGGTAACGAACATCAACGGTCCTCTCGAATCAGGTGATTATATCACAACTTCCGCCATTAAGGGTTATGGTCAGAAGCAAGATTCCGAGTTTCTCGCAAACTACACGGTCGCCAAGATCACGATGGATTGTGACTTTGAGCCTGTGACCCAATCCGTCCAAGTGATTAAGAAGGATGAAGACGGGGAGAACATTCTGGATGAACACAGTCAAATCCAGTGGGAAGATCATCCCACCGAAACTGAAAAAGCATACAAAATCAGGTACCTCGATGCCGATGGAAATATCACGGATGAAGCAAGCGCCGTTCACAAGGCAGCCTTCGTTGGCTGCACGTATCATTGTGGCTAAAAATACTCTCACCAAATAGTAGATATGTCGTATTACGTGACGCACGAGAACTCGGTTCTCAACATCAATAATGCGCATCTAAAAGTTTCAGGGAATGTACAGACGGACGTGTTGAAACTCGGGGCTATGGAGTTTGCGCCCCCAGCGTCCGATGTTCCCGGAACGGTAAATTTTACAAATGTCACGACAGGTGTGACTACCACGTCTAACCTTAACGTAGGTGGGACTTTAATGCTTGGATCGGTGGAATTGGCTATGGCCACGAATGCGCTCGAGCAAACCGTAAATCTAGGAAACACGACTTCGAATACCGTCCAGTTTACGAATGCGACGACGGGGATCGTCGCGACGGGCAATGTGGAAACGCAGGGTAAGTTTATAGGTGATGGAAGTTTACTTACGGGTATCACGACGATCGAGTCCAACGTCGATCTCATCAGAAATACGGATAATACAGCGTTCATTAATTTAAACTCAAATGTCGTCACTGAATATCATAGATCAAAGAAGATAATCAAATATCCTAAGGTCGTGTTAACTGCAAACGGATCAAATCAAGGATATACCGTTTCTGGTAGTAATGAGTATAGCGCTGGTCTAACGTATTATGGTGCGTTTACACCCCCTACACAGTCTAACAATCCATCCGGGGCATGGCTCGTGAACGGGTACAGTGCGAGCGACGGTGACTACACAGGGTCGGTACGATTACACAGTGAAGCGACCCTGGGTGAATACGTACAAATCGTGTTACCCGAAAAAATAAATCCTGTAAAGTTTACCGTTCAACCACGCCCCGAATCTGCGAATAGTAACCAAGGACTCAAATCGTGCATAAAAGATGGAGAAATCTGGGCATCCAATGATAGTGGTACTACGTGGGTAGCTGTCGGTACAATTCAAAATTTTACACCCTATCATATATACCAACAGTACGTAGTCGACGATTTTAGCGTCAGTGGATACTACGATACGTTTGCTCTCATCATACACAGGAATAACGTTCAAACCTTCGCCGGTGTTGGTGAGTGGAGAATTTTCGGTGTACCGGAATACGATCCAGATGCTCACGGCACAAATGTCACCATAAAATCCATTTCAAATATTCCTACACACGAATGGTTAGATGTTTATTATGACGCTAAGTTCGAAACACCGGGATTGGCAGCTACGGTATCCGATCGTAAATCTTCGGGTACAGCCGTGAATGCTTCTTCACCGTCGCCCCCGACTGTAGCGAATAACGTATTTGTCTTTAACTCGACTTTTATGTCTAACACGAGAACTGGGTATTCCGGATCCCAAACGTACACGGCGGCGGTTTGGATAAAACCAGACCCACAAGCGTATACAGGCATTAATTCTTGTATATTTCAATTCGGGAGAGGTCAGACGAGTACAACCGATACATCGTTTGGTCTCACTTTTCAATCGTATGGAGCCATACGAGCGTATATATACGGAAATAACGATTTAGATGTTTTCGGTGAGAGAGAAGATTCTAAATGGACGCATTTAGCGGCGACCTATGATTTACCTACGGGTCAGGTTGAACTTTATAAAAACGGTGTATTGATAGCGAGTAAACGATCTGGTACTACGGCTGCCATTGGTTCTACAGCTCATCTTATCATAGGTACCCAAGGTACTAGCACTAATACCCCAAATACTAGCGCGTATTATGACGGTTCAATCGCAAATTTTCGTTTATTCAACCGGGCTCTCATTTCAGACGAGATATACCAATTATACGCATACCAAAAACAAGAATTTCAAGATATTAACACATCGTTAACCTTAAAAGCAGGACGTTTGGGGGTAGGTACTGACCAACCAAGGTCCGTTTTAGATGTACTCGGAGATGCTATAATTTCTAGTAGTTTACACGTAGAGAAACTATTCATAAACGGAACACTCGATCACGTTTTACTCGAAGAAGCCGAAATATATTACGATCCATCACGTGCGGAGTGCCAGGATCGCGGGGAATTTATGAATAATACGGTCAGGGATATAAAGGGTAATTACGACGGAACAAAGACTGGGATATCGGAGTATAATCAATTTTGGGGTCAAGACGCCACTAATAGTGGTATAGCGACGAATACTAATGTTGACTTGCGTCGCGATTGGACAGCTATTGTTTGGATGAAACCAGCCGCCGCGGATAATTTAGGGGTATGGAGAATTCTTGGACACGGAACGACGACTACGAATGGAGGACTTCATTTTCAGGGTGCAGATGGTAGTCGCATCCGCGCTGGTATGTATGGTAACGATATAGATGTGGGAACGTCTACAGGGATGAGTCGTAGAAGAGAATGGAACTGTATGACATTTGCGTATTATCATAACAATGGTGTAGCGGGTAATTGTGATAAAATGATATACCAAAACGAACGTTTAGTTGGACACCAACAGGCGGGTATTGGCGATGGATACCATTTTAGTGGCAACGCTGGTGGATCCGGTGCTTCGGCTGGACATCAACCGTACTCAGCATCACCAAATATACTTAGGTTTGGTGCCGGATTTTCCTCTGGTAGCGGGGGTAGTCAATATCAACATTTAGGACCGTGTATATTTATTCCCCGGTTTTTATCGAGGGAGGAAGTTCGATCACTGTATAGATTTTTCGCGATGCGGTTCGCACGCGTGGGTGCGGACAGTTAATTTATATGTACGGCAATAGTATATGACTACCGATTTCATTCCCCGGGGGTTCGGAACTCCACCGTCACGTGTAGAAATAATCAGACGACTTTTATTCGAAAACACAAATCTTATTCATGCGTACGAGAGTGACGACGATTTTGAACAGTATTACGATTCTTTCCCGGAACCAAAAAAGATACCGACCACAGAATTTGTCGCATTGGTAAACCAAGAATTACAAACCGAAGGTTTAAAACAACTCCGCCAAGAACGTAATAAGCGTCTCGCAGAGTGTGATTGGGTCACTCTTAAAGCGTATTCAACAGACACATCTGTCCCCGACGAATGGAAAACGTACATGCAAGCCCTCCGGGATCTCCCTGCGACTACGGAAGACCCATTTAATCCAGTTTGGCCAGTTGTTCCCGAGTGATACATCACTCGTTCTTTTCCTCCAAAGTGCAACCCACTTTGCAAGAAAATACTCTCGACACATAATAGATATGCCTATCGCAACACCCCAAGGCACGCTCGATTTCAAAAGCGTCGATAAGGTGACTTTCGTCGGGGCTTCGTCAAATACGGTAATCGATACGACTACAGGAAGCCTCGGTGTCGGTGTGGACGTGAATGGACCCACATCCAATTTACACGTGGTGGGGAATACCCGCCTCGAAGGGGACATCGACATGCTTCACACAGCAAATACAGCTTCCATCAAACTCAACTCTAATGTGGTTACAGAGTTTAGTCGTTCTAAAAAACTTATTAAGTATCCGAGGGTGGCTTTGACTGCTAATTCAAGTGGTGGATACGTGGCGGGAAGAAGTTCCGCTTATCTAAACAGTGCAAGTGTCGACGCATGGAAAATGTTCGATGGAGAGGCGGGTACGTATTGGCATTCTGAAAATGGCGCAGGTTATTGGCTTTCGACTGGTGTCTACGATGGTTCTTCACAACTCATTACGGGACATTTGGGAGAATGGGTAACACTTCAATTACCCACGAACGAAAAGGTACAATTACACGGAATTCGCGTATTTCCTCGAGGTTTAAGAAATACGTACGGCGCCGGAGCAGCCCCGAAAGATGTTGTCGTAGTAGGTAGCGACGATGGATCCTCTTGGAATGTTATCGCGTCTACGACTCTTACCGGTTATCGGTTTGGCACGAATCCAAGTACGTCAACTCCCGATTATGAAGAATATATTCCAGCGGAATTCTTCTTCCAAACGAATAAGTATTATCGACACGTCGGATTAATCATAAAATCCTTGTATTCTGGAAATCATAGCCACGCGGCTATAAGTAATCTCGAGTTCTTAGGTACTCCCGAATATGATCCGGAAACGCATGGAACAAACGTAAATTTTAAAACTGAAATAAATACACCGACGACTGACGGTTTAAATCTTTATTACGATGCGAAAAACTTTGTGAGTGGAAGTGTGACCGTTCAAGATGAAACATCAAATAACAGGGACGCCGAAATGAATGCAACTTTCGATAATGGTCAAATAAAAGCGTTCGATTTCAGCGGTGCGTATACGAGCAACGTCACTACAAGTGATCACGGTTTAGGTACTGGTGATGTTAAATTTTCGTTGGTTATGTGGATTTATAGAAAATCGAAAAGTAGTGGAGCTACCCATGATTACGTCGTTATGTTAGGCGATGGTGGTACTAGTTATCAGTCTATTCTTGTGTGGATATTAAACGATATGTTTCACCTCGACACGTGGGGTTCAGCTGTGCGGTACAACGAGATTGTTCGAAACGATACGTGGTACCATCTTGTAATTACACATAACGGAGGTGCCGTACCCAGTTCCGAAAATACAGTCATGTATGTAAATGGACGCCCCATAAAACCATCGGCCCCATACGGCGAACCCACGAGAATTAGCTCCTCGGTGTATAACAATAATACGTTCAATTTACAAGGTAGTAAATTAACACTCGGAAGTGAACATAACGGAACAACTGAATATTTTAACGGTAAAATCGCCAATTTCCGACTTTATAATAGAGTCATAAACTCTGAAGAAGTAACACAATTATACAACTTCCAAAAAGAAGAGTTTGGACATGGAGTTAATACCTTAACTCTTAAAGATGGATGCTTGGGGATAGGTACAGACAGGCCTCGGGCAGTGTTGGATTATCATGGCGAAAGACGGGTGTACGGTATGGAAATACCAACGTTTAGTGTATCGAGGAATGCTGATACAGACGCTTCAACTGGTTATATGACATCTGCGGGGAACTATATCTTTTTTAATCATGCAAACGTTAACAGGGGTGGTCATTATACGTTTGACGACGGGAAGTTTACAGCGCCTTTAGCCGGGTGTTACCAATTTAGTTTTTTTGGGATGTCAAACGGTGATGTTACAGTAGGGATAGAAATAAGAAAAAATGGAGCAAGCCTTTCGTATACGCAAGGTGGAGAAAGTAGTGGTAACGGATGTTGGCCCTATGCACAAGCCAACGGTGGATACCATAATCACGTTTCCGGTACGTGTATACTGTTTTTGCATCCAGGTGATTACGTACAGGTGTACATACAAACCGGTCACATATATACCGCTCATAATGCTCATAATCAGTTTTCAGGATTTTACATCGGATAAAAACCTCTTCCAATAGTAGATATGTCGCTGGAACAGACGATCGATAATCTACAGATCCGGAACGCGAACATGGTCACATTCGTCGGCAC